GACTTGAGAAGGCTTGGTCAACTGCTCTACTGCGCCTTCAACTGACAATGGTACACCAATACCATTAGTTGGTACTACCAACCCTACGAATTCGCTGGCAAATCTACGAATCCTTGGATTAGGCACCTTCTTATTGGCATGTATTGTTACTCTTTTGTCAATAGCGTCGCTAAGCGTCTCCCAACGTTTGATCATTGGCATTAAATTGTGGTCTGACACAATTGGACTAGCATAGTTGCGTGAACTTGTTTCCCCGACCTCCGCATAAGAAGTGGAAGGCCAGTGGACTTGGGCGATGACGGGTCGCCCTAGACGAATTGGGTCGTTCTTATAAACAACCTTACCAGAATAGTATTGAGCCATAAGTGTATTAATGTGAGGATCACGGTATTCCATACCAATCAACCTAGTTTGAAGGGATTGGCCACTTTGAACCTCCATGAGCACATCAAAATCCACCTTTTCAATCTTAATTGAAGCATCCTCACCTTGCCGACCGACACTCACTTGAAGTGTTTTATCATCATCCTGTGTAACCAGAATGTTCCAACCCGGCCTAGCCTTATCCGAATACTCCATTCTTTTGAGACGGCGCGCATGCATATCATCTCCAATGCAAACGCTACGCCAACAACGATACTGTGGCACACACCAGACGAATGCTCGGTGTTCGCAGTCTTTCCACGGTCTAGCATACGACACTTTGTGGTAAACAACTTGCTCAAAACCAAACAAACGCAAAATATAATGCCACCATTTCTTTGTGGCGGGTGCTTCTAAAAACTCTCCAAAAGCGCACCAATCCCAAACTTTATGGGGCCATCGACCCCCACCACTCACTTCGTACACTACTTGATCATCAATAATGCGATAACAACTTTCACCGTCCATGCCAGAAACTGACTTAGGGTTAAAAGTATGAAAAACCATAGGTAAGCCCATGCCTAAGTAATCATCAACATTACGTAGGTAGTAGTCCACATCGATTCCAACAACAACAGCTTTAGCGTTGGGGTTCGCATCTTCAATACTACGATGCAAATCAGCAACAGCGTAATGCTGATGTATAGTTGGTTCCGGATCCCCGGTCGGTGAAATTGACTGCTTGGCTGGTGATATTTCAAACTTTTGCC